AACAAGATTCAGATAAAGTTTTAAAAGCTTTAGCTGACGGCAAGATTACTATGGATAATCTTCAAGCATCACTAGATAAGATACACGAAATTAGAAAATCTTATAAGTAGATGTCAGACGACTCTTACTACATACCAAGTAGGGATAGTGCGGACTCTCGCATACCCTCTGGAGAATACAAAGCTATGATATGCGACATAGAAGTTATGAAGGATATGCGTTGCGGGGGATTCATAGCTGATGTATTCAAGCCGGTCTATCGTATCAAGCATTCAGAATACGATGGAACAGAAATAAAAGATAGTGGGCTCTTTAGGTATAAAGAAGTACAAGGCTATCAATTCAAGCCAAACCGTAATTGGGGATTTGCTAAGTTCTGCCAAACTCTTGGCATACAAAAGAACGATAAGAATAAAATGTCTTTACCTTATTTGCAATTAAGTATGTTGACAAATATAGATATAATTATTGACGTCACTTATAAGAGTTTTGTAAATAAAGAAGGTGTAAATGTTAGCTATCCCGTAGCGGTTTTAAAAAAGAAAATAGAGGAGGTTCCGTTTTGATACATTGGAACAAACTTAAGATACAGCCAACAGAAAAGATGACCGATGCGGATGTCAGAGATTTTGTGGAATGGGTAACGAAGAAAGCAGAACGATTAGGTTTTGAAGTAGAGTTAGATTTGTACAAAGAGTCTGGCTCCGGTTCTTCGGAAGCGGTAAGCCCTAACCCATTGGCTACTAATGAAAGCGATTAAAGTAATCTTGAATCAAGGACAGCTAAAGCATATTACTAAACAGGTAAGAGATGAGGGAGGTGCAGATTACCGGTTTGATGTAAACCTTTTGGAGGGTAAGCTGTCCGAAAATAAATGGGCAGAAATGTTAGAGACCATTGAGTTTAAGAAAGATTATAAAGCATGGGACACGGGTAATATAGCTGTAGAGTACAGCAATAATGGAAAGCCAAGTGGTATCTCTGTTACTGAAGCCAAGTATATTGCATACGTACTTGTAGATGAAAAGCAAAACGAGAACGTAGCTATCTTTATTAAGACAGAGGTATTCAAGAAGATGTGTCGTAAATACTTGAGGCACCCACAAAGAGATATTAAAGGTGGAGATAACTTTAGCTCTAGCCTAATCTTGCTACCTGTTAAAGAACTATTGAATCCTAAATTTATATTTGAGTCAGAGGATGATAAAAAAGAATGGGAGTATAAATGCAGAGACTGTGGTTACGCATATATTTCACAATCTAAAACACTTTTCAAAATCTGTCCAGATTGTATAAAAGTAGATAAAAAAAATAAGTTGGAGATACTTTGAAGAATAAACACAAGACCAATAATAAAGACAGAGACAAGCAGATTACACACTTGTTTGAAAGGGTGTACGGCTTAGGACAAGAATTACGGATGGTAAGGACGCTTTTAGAAAACTATATAATATGGAATGGCGATGTCGAAAAATTCACAAAACACTTACAAGAAGACCAAGAAAAAAGAGAATCAAAGACGAGGAAAAAGAAACCGTCAAAGAGGAGCGGAGCTACAAAGGCAAGCAGTAAATCTAGCTAAAGATTTTAAACTAGAAGCTTTTAATAGAGACAGAGGTGGAGCGCAGCATGAGATGGGTGACATAGAGATTGAAGGTAATTACTACGGTTGCAAAAGAAGAAAGTCTATTGCGACTTGGGTAAAGCCAGAAAAGGAAGAAGTGGGTGTGGTAATACGAGAAGATAGAGGTGCACCATTTATGGTAGTCCCATTAGAACACTATTTATTTTTAGTGTCGCTTTGCAAGGAAAAGATTTAGCGGGTAAAGATTGGCAAAAGAAAAAGTTGGTTGGCGCTAACTATCTTTTTAACTATTTGTAGTGTAAAAATAACCCGCTAAAAAATTAACAAACGAAAGGAGCCAAGAATGGCATTTGAACATAAACCAAATACTGCTACAGTATTTTTCAACGGAAAGAAAAGCGGTGATAACCAGCCAGATTTCACAGGAAAGGGTAAGGTTGGAGATAGTTTGATGGAGTTCGCTATGTGGAGAAAGAAAACTCAGAAGGGTGATGAGTACTTTTACATGAGTTTCAAGGAACCATCAGAGAAATTCGGCAATAAAAAGAGTAATGACGACCCTTTTTAAAAAAAGCTTGAATGAGGGCTGTAACGGGGGTAATTTCGCATTATCCCCCACAGCTATATATTGTATCAAAATATTATTTATATCGTCATATAAGCTAAATTAGGGGGTGTTTTTGTCTACAAGTTTACAAAAAAACACAGAAAGCAAGTCATTGTTTATAAAATGCCCTTTGATAGATTCTAAGTGCGCAATGTGCGGAGAATCTAGTTGGAATCCCATGACAGACAGCTATAATTCTACAAACTATTTACATTGTGGAATGGTGACAGGTTATGAAACAAGGGTGGATGCACTAGAAAAGTGCTGGCTTAAGATGGAAAAGAAAGAGCAAGCTAAATTTAAAAAGCAAAAGAAAAATGAATACTATGCCTTAAACCCTAATAAGATGAACAAGATGAAAGTGACCTATTACTAATAAAGTCTTTCGTTAAATATTGGTCTCTTCTTTCTTTTAGGTAATTTGTTTTCAAACTCTAATTCTTTTCTAAGATATTTTCTTTCTAAGTATCTGTTTATTTGAGAAGGTGACAAGTCATCTTGCGTTAAGGGTCTTTCTGGAAAAGTGTTGTTCCAGTTTAATATTATTCTTTTTACTCTCGCATCGTCACCATCAAGCATACTATCAAATATTTCTTTCTTTATGACACCCAGTCTTGTTCTCCTATAGTCGTTTCTTTGTTTGGGCGTTTCAAAAGTTCTTAATACTCTTCTTGCGCTAGCCCCTAGAAGAGGTTGAAAGTATTTTGCAGAGCGTTGTGCTGTGATTGAATTAAAGCCTATCTCTTCAATATCTTTAGATACTTTTTGTACAACTGTGTATAATGTTTCAGCGTCTTTAATTAATACAGGTTTTAAAGCAAACTCCAAGGCTCTCCACTTACTTTCTGAGGCTATAATATCTGATATATAACCGAGAGCACCTACAGCGCCTATACCTTCTATAAAATCTTTAGTAGTGTAGTTCACGCCATCTATTGCAAAGCTGTAGCTATCGTCATATACGTTGACACCTATGATATGTTTAGTCAAAGCATCCTTAGCCCAATTCACGAAGGTACCGCCAAACATTCCAGCTATGCCAAGTCTAAATAAAAAAGCCATATTCTTTTGTTCATAAGCCTTGTTAGCTTCTCTGATTATTAAATCTGCCTGCCTGTAAGCAAATCTCTTGAATAATAAAAAGGGTTGAAATTTAGGGGTGTTAAAAAAACTTGGCTCTCTTAAGACATTCCTTTGAAGCTGTGCGTCCCTTGAGAACTCATACATAACCTTAGCTGAGTTTTTTATAGTAATTTTTTTAGTGGGATTTGTAATACCCATTCTTCTTAAATTTTGTATAGCAAAGTTTCTTCTAGCAACTTGTCTTGCTGTTGTCGGTTTGGAAGTAGCTAGTCTTTGCCATTGTAAAGCAGCCTCATGTGCTGAGAATGCGGATATAAGTTTGTTAATCTTGTTGATACCTTGGAATCCGGAGGCAGTAGTGAGTACGTTTGCCAACTTAGAAAGAGGGCTACTTGCTAATGGTTGGAACCCTAATATTATTTGATTTAACTCTAGGAGTCCAGCTCCAGAATATTTTTTAATATCTCTTCTGTAATTTTTATCTGTCAAAGCTTTATATGTTCCTTTGAACATTGGAGCGTAGCCAAGTGATAGTGCTGTAGAAATAAAACTTTGTGTAAGGTTAGGGATAGTAGCAAAACCTAATCCTATTTTAGTAGCAACATTTACATTTACAAATTCATTTAAGATTGTCTTCGCTCTTGGATTCCAATTGTATTTTAAATCTGTTTCAATAAGACCGGTTTGTGCGTTAAAAGCTTTTTCTAGAATCTCAGCCTGTCTAGCTCCTCCGGGTTGTTTTCGTAATGCGTTTAGCCTGTCAAATACTCTTTCTCCATTTGCACCTGCGTGCTTCACGTAAGACATTCTCTTAGAGGCTTGAGATAAATAATTTGTAAGAACTAGACCAGCGTCTCTCTCGTAAAACTCTTTTGGTAAGATAAAATCTTTTCTAGCTTTCTCTAGCATTTTATTAGTAACGACTCTTTCGCTATGAATCTGGTTCTTTAGTATTTGAAAAGCCTCTCCCATTTGCTCAGAGCGAGATAATGGTCTGGTCCTTACTGTGCCTTGCTGTCTTTGGCTGAGTTTTAGTGCTACAATGTGGTTTATTGCACTGACTGTTTCATCAGAAAAGCGACCGGTGCGCATGGCTATTTCAAGGTTTCTAACAATGCTAGGTTTTAATTCTGTATCTTGGGCATTCCCATAAGGGTCTGTGGTAACAAACCTGTCTATATCGTCATATATTTTTTTTAATATCTTGGGCTTTATTATCTTTGGAAAGTAGTTATCTAAAAAAGGCGCTACATCTATACCTGCTCTTTTAGAAGCTCGATAGGTAAGACTTAAAACGTCTCTAATCTCTTTGGTATTTCTTATGTCTTTTGGGTTGGTAGACTCCAAATCATCAGCAAGTTCTTGTCTTAGTTTTTTCCTGTTAAATCCAGATTTGATACCTCCCTTTACGCCTTTTATTAGTTCTTGAGATGCTAAGTCTTGGAATGTGTATTTCCTCCCATCCCTTGCCGTGTATGTTGCATTTGCAAGTCTGTCGTTTAATCTTGTAAACAAAGTAGCGTTAGTTAAATCTAAATCGTTTATTGTTTTGATTATTCTTCTGCCTATAGGGTTGTCAATAACCTTATCAACAGGTAAATAAGTAAACTCTGCTTTCTTTGCTGCGGCTTTTACTCTCCCTGTTATTGCATTATAAAATCTTTCAGGTATAGACTGTTTTAGAAGAGAGCCACCAGTAGTATTATTTACCTCTATACCGCTTTTATTATAGTCACTTATTACCTGATTTGTTTTTTGCTTTGTCTCAAGAGATATAAGAAGCTTGTTTCTTCCTTCGTTGTTTAAAACCTGATAGTTCGTTCTATATTGCCTACCTTTTTTACCGCTTTTTTTCAGTGAATATTCTTTACCACCAGCCCTATCTACCATCTCTTTAAAATCTTTGTCACTTATGTTTAGCTTGCTTTTTAAACCAAATATTTTTTTTCTTATTCCTGTAGCAAAATCATTTCCAAAACTATCTTTTGCTCTTCTGTAATTGCCTGTTTGAAAAAATTCTTTTCTATTTATCTGGTTGATTTCGTTTGTTTTAATATCTTGTATTTTTATATGTGTATCCCTAGCATGGTCTCCTTGCCAATCTGAAAGTATTTTAACTTCTTTTTTACCATTTGTCCAAGTTTCTTGCAGTCTTTTCCTACTGGCATTTTGCTCTGCTTCTTTCCTAGCTGCCCCTCTAAGTTCTTGACGAGCTTCATACTGTCTAATTTTATCTATTGGAGCTCTTGATAAACCTTTTGTTAATTTCGATTTAAGAGTCAATCCTCCTATCACCCCAGCGGCGTGTACATAATCTTGAGCAGATGGAAGACTTCCTTCAAGTAAGGGTTGAGTAGTTCCAAATACGCCTATTTCTGCTGTTTTTTGCAAAGCAATTGTTTGTTTCGGTGTTAGGTTATTTGTTACAGCGTACTGATTTGTCTTTACTGCAGTTGCCCCTGTTAAGGCTCCGAGGGTAGCTCCTTTTGCTGAATCTTTTAAGGTTTTAACAAAATCGATGTCGCCATCAGTTATTTCTTGCCCTAAAGATGAAGCTAATCCAGAGTAAAAACCCAGTTGAGTTGCTCCTGTAACAGCCCTAGCTCTAGCCGTGTTCATAACTTTTGGTGTTGCTTGTTTTACAAGTCTAGCTGCAGCTGTTTTTTCCAACCCAGACTTAACAGCTTGTCTTCTGGCAAACTCAGCGGTTAGATTTTTAGTTGCAAATTTCTTTACCGCAGCTCCCCCAAGACCTCCGCCTAAAAGCAACGTAGCTGCGTCAGTTGGGGTAGCAAAGCTCATAACTGTAGCAAGGACATCTTCTACTATCCCCGGGTCATAATCTTCGTCTACTTTAAAGACAGGCTTTCCATCGTAAACCTGCCTAGCCATGCCTTCTATGCTGTTATTATAGCCTTGCTTTATCCAGTTTGGAAGCCAGTCACCCGGAACAACTCCGTATAATTTACTTTTCGATACTTCTCTTTTAAGCTCAGTGGTATCGTAAAAAACATCATCAAAGAGTTTTCTATCTAGCTCGGTAATTGGCATAATTTTTAATTATCTGGTGAACCAGAGTTTCTTTGTAAGAATTGAGACCTAGCTTGCTCGGGATTATTTCTTAAATCTATAGTTATATTTGGATTTTGACCTTGCCCTAAGTCCATAGGATTTATTATTGACATGGTAAACGGATTGGTAGTGTCTATACCACCTAAAGGAGCATCATCTTCATCGTAAATATCTTTTATAATAAGCTCTAAATCATTTTCATCGTCAAGTGACGGCTGGTCTAAAGGTTTAGTCGGTGCACCTGTTCCGGTTTCTGTCTTAACTCCTGCGCCCGCCCCAGTCCCAGCGCCTGCTCCAGTGCCTGTTTCAGTACCTGCAGGTGAAGGCGGCTTCGGAAATGCACCCACGTTTTCCATTCCTTTTGCCTGTACTTGGGCTTCTTGAAAAGCTGTTGTTACGTCAGTAATTGCATCCATTAGCCTCTTTTCGTACGCATCCCGGCTAGTTCCTACTGGAGGGGGGTTTTCACGAATAGCCTCGTATCTCTTACTAGCAATGATATAGTTTTGATAAGCTGTAGTATTTTTAACTTCATCTAAGCTTGTTGTTAGTTTATCTTCTGACTCACTAATATATTCTCGAATAGTTTTTAGTTGGTTTGGGTTAACGTATTTATTTTTACTTAAAGTTCTTGCAGTTAAAATTCCGTCTTCAGGCTCCATGCCAAACAAAGAGTTTACTTGTTGCGATAACAGTTCTTTGGCTTCTATTTCACGCTCAAAAGTTTCTGCTATTTGTGGATTATCTTTCATATAAGGGTGTTGTTTCAACAGTATAGCCCTTGCATCAGGTGAACCTTCTAGGGAGTTATAAAGTGTGGTAAACTCCCGCAAGGATTGAGTCTTCCTATTCTCCTCCCTAATCCTTTGCTGATTTTCAATAGTGTTTCTTTGTTGCTCTTGAAATAAATCAAGCCTTCTTTCGTCTAAATCCAGACTTCTCCTTCTCTGCATAAGCTGAGGAAGTTGATTTAGAAAGTTTGCTAATTGTTCTACGTTACCGTTTGCCATTGTAATCCTCTATTTTATACTGAGCCAAACTCAAATTGACCCGCTCTTTCAATATCTCCTATTGCGCTAAGTAAATCAGATTGGAAACCCTCTACTACGCCACGTCTTCTTTGCGCAACGTCACCGGTTAGACCGGATAATTGTTGTTGAAACTGTTGTCCTCCAGTGCCTATTCCAAGACCTGTTCCGCCCATTCTTTGTTGAGCATATAAGTCTGCTAAATTCTGCCTAGCTCCTCTTCGGATATCTTGAAACTGCTGTCTGTACCCTTGGCTAAACTGAGGTAGCTCACCGAGGTACTGCTGAAGTCTGGGGTCATTTGCTATATCTTGCATTCCTAGCTGACTAAGAGCACTTCTAGCTCCTATAGCTGTTCCATATCCACCTACTTGACCTAAACCACCCGGACCTCCGCCTTGTATATCTTGTATCTCCATTTGAGATAAGAGGGCACTTCCATCTGTGCTATCATCTGTAGCGTCAAATTGGATATCTCCCGGGTCTACCACTCTGTCGAGACCACCCCTTACAAGTGTTCCGTCACTTACAGAACCTCCGCCTTGTGTTACACTACCAGAGCCTTCTTGTTTTTCTAGTCCGCTCATCCCTCCAGATACCACTACATCCCTCATATCGCCTGTCCCTACACCGGCTGATAAAGAAGTGTCTCCACCCATCTGGTCAAATGTATCGGAGATTGAACCCGCTCCAACTCTACCGGTTGTAGTAGTGGTAGTTCCAGTCATGTTTACTGGTGTTTGCATTAACCCTAAACTGCCAGCTCCACCTTGTTCGTCAAAAGTGCCAACTCCTCCTCCGGTTGGGGTAACGGGCATTGGACCCATACCGCTAGGCAGAGTAGGTAATACTGGTGGATTACCAAAAGGATTAGGCTCTTCATCAACTAACCCTCCAACCTGAAATTCTTGCATCATATTTATTAGACCACCGCCTCTTCTGCTAGACATCGCACCCATATCTCTATCGGCAAATTCTACAAGATATGGATTACCTTGAAATGTAAACGTACTTCCTAATCCACCTTCATCTAAAGCCTGTCTAAACGCTTGTCCAAAGCTCATCTCACCTTGGTTTGCTGCAGAGTCTATTACACTTTTTGTAAAGGGGTTGGCGGGAGGACCACTTACGGATGAGGTCGCAGATTGAAGTTGACTTATAGCGTCTTGAAAAGGATTTACCCCTGCAGCAGTCGCATCTTTCATAAATATTTCACTGCCTTTTGTTAGCTCTCCTACTGGTGTTTGAAATCTACCACGAAGAAATCCCAACCCCTTATCAGCTATGCCACCTGCTAAGTCGCCAGCAAATTTTCCAACTCCTTTGTAGAACTCTGGCATGATAGCAGCTTGAAGTCCAGCTATAGCAGACCTTCCTAGCATACCCTCTTTAAATTCGTCAACACCCTCTTGTACGGCTTCCCTATCTTGAGTCAAAAAGCGCCCTTCACCAACATCTGTGCCTTGATATGTGCTTTGTCCTAATTGACTACCAAGAGCAGCGCCAATCCCTGTCCCTACGGGTCCAAAAATAGAACCTATGGCACCACCGGCTATTGAGCCTATTTGACCTAAAGCACTGGCTTTTTGTTTTTTCTTAGCCGCTTCTTCTTGTGCCTCTTTTAAGGCTCTAGTCTCTCTAGACACGGCTCTTTCTAAGTTAGAACGAGCGATTCTGCCACCTAATTGATAGTTGGTAGGTCTACCTGTCATTCCACCGCCGTATAGTTCCATTAAACTGTTTGCCATATCAAGTACCTCTTATGCTTTCAAATTCTATATAGAATAATTTACCAAATGCTTTTCTATAAATCCTTAATTTATTACCACCTGCAAGTACTAGCCTTTCGTCTCCATCTGCCATCTCACTTATAGATGGTTGCTGCCTAGATGGCGCCACCTCAGTACTCTTGGTTTGCTCTAATCTTCTAAGTCTAGTATCTGTTAGGCTCATGTCGCTCTCTTATAGATGTTTCTATATTCAATAGATATATCATTTATTTCTATAGTACCAGAAGCTGAAGCATTTGTAATTTTTAATTGTAAACTTTGGCATTCTATAGGCGAGCTAGGGGTAGCAACTAACACATCAAAAGAACTTGTACTAGCAAAATTACCTGTCAAAGCGGTAAAAGAAGACCCACCGTTGGTAGCAAACAAGACAGGTTGAGTTTGTGCGGCAGAGCTTTTGTATGTCATCCTCACGCTGTATATTTTTTTAATTCTTCCGGGCTCACCAAAGTCAATATCTTTGGTTATCATAACTATTTTGCCAGCGTTTCTTGAGCTAGGTGTATTTTGACTAAAACCTTCAGTTCTTATTGTGCTCGATGAGGTAAGGGCTGACTTCCTTTTATTTGACAATAACCCACCTGAAGGTTGAATTAAATTACTAATAGCAAAGTCATGGTAGCTACCAACTCCGTATGTAATTTTACTCCATGCCTTAGCATCGAAATTGTATACGAACAAATCAACTATCCCACTTGTCTCTCCGGTATTTGTTACCTCACTACCCCCTGAAAGAACTGTTGGAAAGCAATACATAGAGCGAGTAGAACTATCGTAAACAACGTGTTGTATTAAAGAAAAATCATCTTCTGTTAGTTTCCCCTCAAGTAGGTTTACTATCCTTGAGCCGTCAAAAACAAAAGCACCGTATTGGTTTGCCCAAAAAATTCCATCATCACTAGCGTAAACACAGGCTTTATCTGTTACGCCCTTTTTTCTTTCCGTTGATTCTAGAAACCAATTAGAAGGAGACGGTGAGCCTACGTTTATTATATAAAGAGTGTATTGTTTGTATGCAAAAAGTCTATCACCATAAGTAGCTAAAGCTGTATATTCATCAGAGTCACCCCTAACCACATCGATAAAGAAACTGCGTGGAAATGTCTCAAACTTATTAGGAGGAGTAAACATTATTCTATCCCTCATCCTTTTAACTATATTACTAAAAGTCAAAGTTCCATTTGTAACAGAGCCTCCAGTGGTAGATGCTGACAATTCAAACGTAGTAGCACTTGTAACCTCTATTACCGTTGCTCCAGTAGGTATGCCTGTGCCAGACACACTCATACCAACCTTTATGTTGGCTGTGCTATCCATAGTAATTGTTGGGTCGTTGTTGTAGTCACAAGTATTGTCAGTAAAAGATGGTGCATTTTCATCTAACATAGATACGTTGCAAATAAAAACCCTTCTGTTCGCTATTACAGCATCTTTGTAGTTTTCTCCATTTTCGGATAGCGTTATAGAAAACTCACTAGGAGAAAAGCCATTTAAGATTGTGTATGTTTCTAGGTTTTCAGATGTCAATATTAACGTATCACATCCAGCCTCTGTTGCTCCACTTCCAATAGCCCAAGGTTTATGTACATCGTCTAGTCCTGTTCTACACCCATCTCTCAAATCTATATCTAGCAGTAAAGACCAAGGTTCGTTTGTCCCACTAGGTTTTATGTATATCCTAGCGCCAGTAATTCTTTCATCGTAAGCAGGGGAAGCATTCACATCAACGTCTATGTAATCGCCAGACGCAGTAGTAAAGGTGTTATTAGAAGAAGGGACATATAGTTTTGATTCTTGGTCTCCCTTGTAAATAAAAGAACCTGCAATCTGATATGTTTTTGCAGCAAATTGACCCACTATATCGCTTGTCGTTGCTGGCGTTGTTATATTTAAATGAAAACCAGCACCAGCTGCAGGATAACTAGAAGCATGAATAACAATATCCGTAGGTGGAGACAAGTCGCAATCATTAGAAAACCAGTTATCATACTCATCTTTAGCATCTCCAGCGTCTTTAAAATGAGTTTGTTTTATGTAGCCTCTTTGTTTTCTTTTTGTTCCAGTAGACAAGGACCCATCAGCTATTCGTACTGTGTCATCAGCTGAGAAGAACACACCTCTAATTAATTTTTGATAAACCGGGGCTTGTCCAGACGAACTACCATGTACTTGATTGGTATTTAGAGCAATACCAGAACCAACACTATTTACCTTTATAATCCTATTGTTAACATCGGTAGATGCTCCATCTATACTGACGTTTGCAAGGTTAGTCACCGCTAAATAATCACCTACTGAAAAATAATCCTTGTATGGTAATGTTGCGCTAGTGTGCGTACGACCACTAATACTGACAGTTCCTGCGGGTGTGGTCATCTTAGTAGGGTTTCCTAGGTCGGCTACAGCATTCTGACTTCCAGACAAAGAGCCAAGTAGATTTACTTCTCCTGTTAATGCGTCTACATCTATTGTCCATGTTTCTCCAGAATCCCTTGCGTTAGCACTCCCTTCTCTATCAGACTCAAAGTAATAAAGCCCTCCACCGGGGAAAACAGAGCCTTGACTTACAATGCTGGTGCCACCACCTTTTATGTCTAATGAGGTCCTTACTTTACCAACTCTGTCTAGCTGTATATTATCTGCTTGAACGAGCTCGTTAGGAGCAATATCTCTTGCATCCCTAAGTTTATTAATACCGCCACTAAAGTCATTAAGCTTATAAAACTGCTTTGGCATTATTCCTTAATCTCAAAATGTACGAGGTCATCAAACCGATTGTCTTTGGTCTTTGTGTCTTGGTCCCAGTCTCCACCCCAACGAATATTTAATCCCATCTGTTGTGCAATACCTATAACATATCCGCCAAAATAGTGAAACCTATCACGGTCAGACCAGTCAATAGGATAAGGAGCAACATCGACAGCAATGCTAGGTAATTTATTGTGCTTTCCATTTGGGTACTTAACTTTGCTGTTTCCTTTTCTGTATGCTTCGTTTTGCCTTTCCTCGCCCCTATGACCTTCAATGATGGTGCAGTCGAATCTCTTAACAACTTCTTCAAATAGTTCCTGTAATCGCTCATCACAAGTCTCCAATCTACCTAAACTTCTTTTGCTAAACCTCGGCATTACTTTCCCTTAATGATGCCTTCTAGTAAGTCAGTAACAATATCAACGCATTTCTCAAAGAATATCTGCTCTTTTTCTTCTGACACAAAAGGTATGTCAATTTTTTCATTAATCTTGGTAGCTATTTTCTGAGCCATATCATCGGAGCCAAGTTGGTCTACCATTTTATTCTTGATTGCGTCAGCTTGCAATTCAGCAGCTTCTATTAACATTTCTTTTAAATTCATTTTACTTCTTCTTTCTCATAGTTTTCTTCTTCTTGACCATTCCACCTGACATCATCTTTTTCTTGACCATGCCACCGCCCATTTTCTTTTTGACTTTACCACCGTGACCCATTTTCTTTTTCTTAGTATGATATGGCATTTTATGCTCCTTTTATCTCTTTAGTTATTTTAATTACAATGTATACTAACGTTGCTATAGATACCATCATTTGTATTATCATTGGCAGATTTACCCACCAAACACTAACTCCTATTGTACCGTTACCTACCGCTTTTAAAGTGTCACTCATCATCCTTTTCCGTTCATCCTTCCTTTTATATAACTTAAAGAATCTGTAACGTCATTCATTTCTTTTACCATGTCTTCTCTATGTCTTTGCGCTGACTCATCTGAGCGTACATGACGGTCTATCAACTTAATGTTAATCGTATGCAAATTTTCAATCTTAGAAGACATTTTAGCTATGTCCTGCCTGATGTCATCTAGGTCTTCGTTTTGCGCTTTTTGACTTGCCATGAGATTTAATACCATGTAGCCAAACAAAACAATAACTACTCCTATTGCTCCGTATTCAGCATACGTTTCTAACATTTACTTTACTTCTTTCACCATTGATAAGGATTTCTTAAGGGCACCAACAATCGCTACTCTTCCAAACTCTAGTTGTTCTATGTTGAACGACATAGTTCCTATTTTTTTTGTAATATCACTTAAGTGATTGTATAATACTTTTTCTTTATCGGTCATATCTTCTACGAAGTATTCTGTATCGTCTATTTTTAAACGGGCTTTGTTTTCTTTTTTTGCCATTTTATTTTCCTATCTATGTATTATGCTAGAGTCTCCTAGCGTTATCTTTATGTCCATTATTAACGAATCTACCTCAAAGATAGAGCGCATTAATTCTTCTTCAATCTCCCTCTGACTTTTTCCGAAATAAATATCATTGCAAGCCCAAACGAATACACACACAAACAGCAAAGCAACAATAACACCATTATAAAACTTACCAGTTCTTCTAAAAAAACCTTTAATAGTCTCATTCATTCTTACAACTACAGCAACAGCAGCATTCACAATTGCTTCTTACCAAGGCACACCATTACCTTTTGTAGCTGCAGGTGGATTTTCTTGTGCATCTATTTGAGCTGCAATATTGTCTTCTTTGGCTTTTACACCATCTTCTCCTAGCCCAGCTTTTACCCATCCAATAACTACATCTTCTGTTAATTTATCATACTCAACAAAATCTACACTAGCCCAAGGGTTTTTAGCTTCTACTTTAGCTATTTTTACATCCCCTATTTTTGCTGCTACGTTTTCTAACATTTTATCATCTTTTGTGTACAAAACTTCTTCTACGGCTTCTACTGTCTCAACATCAAAACTTATACTTGTATTATCGCTTGCAGAATGCTCTTTATCTCCAACTGTTTTAGAGTCTAAAACACTATAATCTACTTTATAAACAACCTTATCTTTACTATCTTTAGACAGATAGTAATTTAAGTTATTTATTTTCCATGTCGCTGCCATTGTAATCTCCTAATTTATTTAATAAACCACAGTTCTACTGTGTCTGATATATCTTTCATTTTAATCCAGTTACTTGCTACTGGCTGACCTTTTGTGATTTGTACTTGTCCTAGCAATCCAACAATATTCCATTCATCTCTATTCTCTCTTGGAACATAGGTTTTGCTTTCATCCCAATCTGGATTTAATTTTCTACGCATTAGCTTTTCACCATTATCATTTGTTGTAATAATTTTTGCATCGCTTGGAACTGCTATATTGGATGGTATTTTATCAGTATGATATGAAATATCATTATCTCCACCATCTTCATTCTTACCATCAACCCATTCTGTTAAAGTAAACTCTTCCATGATGTATGACCCATAGTCGTCTTTTAGGTATTTTTCATTCCATCTAAAAGTAGCTGTATTTCCAACCGTAGCAGAACTGCTTTTAGGTCTTATTACACCCAATGGGATATCTCCATCTTCACAAACAACGATTTTTTCTCCATCAAGTTTTACAGTTTTCCCCACTGCTATTGCTGAACTATCTTTGCTTTCAAAATATTCTGCATAATCAGCACCACCAGACGAATAAGCCCCATCCGCATCAAGGTCACCGTCACCTCTTAAGGCGTGTTGAAAATCGCCATCGACACCAGTCTTTGTAACTAAAAAATCAAAACCACTATTTGAACTCATCCCAGATGCAAGGAGAAGTAATAAATCATTTCCTAAACCAGTACTGGTTGAGTTTACTTGAACTGTTCTTGCATTAGCATCTTGCTGAACGTTAAGGCATTCTGTACCAGTTGCAGAGGTATGGTCATTGACAATTACGACTAAATTTCTTGCGTTTGTAGTAGATGAATTTGATGTAAAACTACCCATTCTTCCAGTCGTTATTGAGTCCATATTTATAGAAATACCTTTTGCAGTTGTCGCACTTGAGTCTACTGAGATTGCATTATCATTAGCGTTCATATCTATAAACAAAGCATCTTTTGCTCCGTTTTGTACAATCATTAAAACATTTTGGTCAAAGCCACTATTTTCAGTTTCAAATTGAACAAGCGGAGTTTCTTGGCTACTGCCTTGATTTGATTTAACTAATATAGCTCTGCTTGTGCTACCTGTTGTTTCTATCTTTAAAGCAGAATTATTCCCATTTTGGTCAATAAATAAACCGGGCTCTGCTTGTGCTTGAGTTATTTGTAAACCAATATCTCCAGATTGGACACTATCAATTTGTAATTTTGCAGCACTTGGGTCACTTTCGCCAATCCCAACATTTCCGCCGTTTAATATTACCATTCTCTCATTTAAAGTAACTTCAGCATCCGCACTCCCAGAATCTGCAGTAAACCAAACATGCTTACCATCATTATTTTGATGATATAAAGTAGCTGTGTCATTTACTATATACTGCCATCTATTATTGGTATCATCAAAGTAAATATTATTACCAAGAATAGCATGAGGTGTACTTGTACCATAACCACCCACACAAGCACCTAATCCTAATTGCAATACTGCAAAAGCATTAGCAGTATCCCAATCTTCTGGAGTCACACCTATACCAACATTTCCAGAGTTGTCTATAGTAAGAGCATCTGTAAAAGTAATATCTGCATCTGGTGTTGCTGCCCCAGCAACTTGAAATACATGGGTTCCATTTATTGATTTATATAAAGTTGCTTCATCATTTCTTTGTCGTTGAAATGCACCAGTAGAGCTATCTATATAAACATTATTGCCAATGTATATTTGGTTTCCATCGGCTTCAGTAGCATTAGATATTACTGAGCCAGTTCCACCAATAAATAAATGCGTATAAGCTGATAAGGTTGATTCTCCAAGAGCATTTGCAATACCAACATCCCCAGAGCTGTCTATTCTCATTCTTTCAGCAAAAGTGCCACTATTTTCAGTAAAGAATAACATTTCTCCAGATGTGTTTGCACTTTGATTATGAGCAATAGCAGTTAAAGCATCTCCATTATCGCTCATAAACTTTAACATACCACCAGTACCATCGCTAGTATTTGTATTTTTTATGTTGATTCCAAGTACATCATTATCACCAGCTATCTCTCCAGCATTTATTGAAGTTGGGTCATTGTATTCTACCGTAAAATTTCCACCAGTTGACACTGCACCACTAAAAGTTGATGCGGCTGTGCTTGTATTTACTGTAAATACTGCTGTACCATCTGCTTGTGATACTTCAAAAGCATTTGCATCATTAGAGCCCGGTATAATCTCTACTTTATTAGTAGCTAATTTTATTCCAAATGTTGTGCCCGCATCTCCATCGGTTACAGCTACTAATGTATTTGCATTGCCTCCACCATCAGGCAGTGATAATAACTGTTCGTAGCTCGATGCTATAGTTTGTCCTGATAAATCTGCCATAATTTTTTATCCTGTATGTTCTTCCCACTTAACATTATCTTCTTCCCAGTTAAGTTGGGTAATGTTCCAAATAACGTCATATACTGACTTTAAAAAGTTTAAAGATGTTCTAGTCCACGCTAACATTATTTAAACACTATAATGTTAGAAGCTGTTGTGCCTGTTGCATATATTCTCTCAACCATAATAGGAATTAACTGACCAG